AATCGCTATTATTATTAAAATCTATGGGAGAAGCATAAAATGCAAGAGACATTCTTTATTAGATAAATATATTTTTTTATTTTAAATATAATATATAATGCCCAAAAAGAAAGATATATCTGGCCCATTGTCTATATTAAAAACATTGAATGATAACAAATTTTTTGCTGGTATTGTGATGTTAACCATGAATATAGGTTCAAAATATATATCTATTGAACTAAGTAAAACACAGGAGAATTATATTAAATACTCATTAGGAAGACAAATATTAATTTTTGCTGTATTATGGATGGGTACAAGAGATATAGTAACTTCTTTAATATTAACGGTTGTTTTTATTTTGTTTGCCGATTATTTGTTTAATGAACACAGCGCCTATTGTATAATACCCGAACAATACAAGGAATTAAATATTACGTTGGACACGAATAATAATAAAGTGACACAAAAGGAAGTAAATGACGCAATAAAAGTATTGAAATTAGCACGCAAATTAAAAACAAGTAAGGATGAAGAAAATATAGATGAAATAGAAAATAAATTATTCAAGGAGAATTTTATTTAATTCTATAATATATGACAATAAGACCTTCAACGGAAAGTATATCTTTTAAAAGGTATCAAACATCGTTTTATTATGAAACAATGAACTTTATAAAAGAGGACTTAATAGATTTTACAGGTAAGGATTTTTTTAGACACATGTTGGAAATAGATCATCCATTAAAACAGGAGGACTTTAAAGATATAAAAGCCGACGGTATGAGGTCATTAATTAACTTAAGAACTGACATATTAAAAAATCCAACAAAAATTAATAATTATAACTTAGAACAACACATTTTTACAGACCAAATATTGAAACAATTATATAAATATAGTATATTTAATTTATTTAAAACTCAAAAAAATACTTTATTTATATTACCATGTTTCGACCAAGAGAATGATAATGGCGCGGCTAGATTTAATAAATATATAACTTATAATGGAATAGATGAGGATTTGTATAATGATATATTTAAAAATACAAAATATACTATAAACAATATTCCGTCAAAAGCAAGTATAGACCAAGTGATAAAAACGAATGATCCCTTGACTAAAGAAGCAAGTTCCGAATTAAAACAAGCAACGGACGCATTAACCAAGGCTTTATCAGATGCTCAAAAAATCACATCTGAACAAAATAAAAAAGAAGCAGAAGAAGCAATAAAGGAAGCAATAATAAAAGAAAAAAGAGCATTTGAAAAGCTCGATAAATTAAACGATAATTTATATAAAAATACGAATCAAATCATTTTTATAAAACCATTTTCAGCAGACACAAATGAAAATATTGATAGTTATAAAGATAGAATCAAAGAAAATATAAATGCCATAAAGGAAACTATTAAAAATAGAGGTAATAACATAGATAACCAAGCATTTACACAAATAATATGCTTTGTAAATAATGATAACACTATGTTTACAAATTACTTTAAAACTGAATTAAAAAAAAAATACGCGGATGAATTAAATAAACAATTCAATGAATTTTATTCTTTGAATAGAATCGACGGTTCATCACAAACAATCAACAAATCAACAACATTAAAAAGCGAATTAAATGAAATATCCGTATCAAGCATTAATAATAAAATAAAAAATTTAGGTGATATTACGAAATCCTTGTATGATTTTAAGTATAAAACTATTACAGAAAAAATACAAGATAATGAATTTAAGCAAAATGAGCAATTATTATTAGATAAATTAAACAATTTTTATAAAATTCGGCTTGACGTATCTGCCATGAAATCATTATCATCTACTGATAATTCATCATTATTTAATATTTACATGCGTTTTGATAATTTGGATAAACCGGTAATAACAAATGAAATAAGAGCAAATAAGGATACATTATATATAGTTTATAACGGTAATGAATTACCCAGAGTAGGCCATTTTACATTAAATAATGCATCTAAGAATTATTATACATTTACTACTGACCAAATCGAATATTCTCAATATAAAGACACAGATGAATTTATAAAAATAGAAGAACAAAAGAAAAAAGAAATAGAAGCAATGGACAAAGATAAAAAGGCTCAATTAGAGGCAAAACAAGCTGAGATAGCTAATGAAAATAAACTAGAACTTGAAGCTAATACGGAAGAACTTACAAATACAACTAATAACAAACCTACTTCAAAAACATCGCGTAAAAATAAATTGTTTGAAATAAGATATAATTATGGACAAATCCAATATAAAGATATTACAAGAAATTTATTCCAACCATGGTCCAATGACAATTATATAGAGTACCACAAAGAAAAATCGATATATGAAAATTACAAATGGTTTAGTCATAAAATGATAGATAACAAATACAAGGAGAATATAAATATTAAATATTATAAAAATACGATTTATGATATACCGAGTTTAAAAGAATATTTAATATCAGAAAAAAGATATACAGAAAAGACCCGTCTTGCGATTGAGTTTTTAGATATAAACTTAAATGATCAAGAATTAATCAAATATAATAATTTTATTTTTGAAAAATTTAAAAGTAATATAAATAATCCTAATGCGAATATTGATGAAAATTCACCACAAAATATATTATTTGAGGATAGAATAAAACAGGGAATTTGCAGTATTATTTTTGAACAAAATACCCTTGTACTAGTAAAAACAACTATAGTCCAAACAGAAAAGGAAAAAGAAAAGGCAACATCGGATAATTTTAAAATGATTAAATATATTTATACCCCAATTAATGCTGTTGAAAAAGAGAAAAAAATAGAAGTTATCAATAAGTATTTTATAGAAAATATTGATGAACAACCATTTTTAAGATGTGATAACAAAACATGCGTTAAAAATAAGACTGAAAAAGAGGCTAACCCAGAACCATTATTCAAATTGCCATCCGATTTAGAATCTCAATTATCAAACGCAAAAAAGGCATTTGCTTTAACGGTTGTTAAAATTACAAAGGATGTATTATCTGACCCGGTTAAGTTATTTTTGGCAGCAGAATGTAAAACTAGAAAAAAAAAAATTACAGAAGGTTATTATCAAGTTGTGAAAATGTTTGCGGGTGGATCCATGAAACGAAAAAATAAATCAAAACGTAAACTAACCCGTAAAACCAAACGACGTGTTAAATTCCGTCGCACTTATTCTTTAAAATATCCAAAAGTGTAGTAGCGGCTTCTTCAAGCTGAGTATAATTAGATGAAGTATTTTGTTTTACATCACACAGGTACGCATGGTTTTCAACCAATTTAGAATATAATGCGTTTTCATTAGTCAAATGAAATTCAATTTCATTTTTTTGATTTTCATAATTAATAATAATTTGTTTCTTTTCATTTATTTCTGATTCAATGGTTAGAATTCGCTTATTCATATTTTCGATATGAATTTTAAGAAGATCAAGTTGAGACATATATAATTAATAATTATATATATCTTTAAATATTTATACCATTATATTCATCATACATCTAAACTTATAGTATTTTTGTCACTTCTGCGTTTGCGCCTGGATGTGGGAATATTCGACATACTATCAAGCTCTTCAACACTAATAGTGCTCTCATTCCGGTCATTTAAATCAATCTTTTTATTTAATCCGCTTAAAATAGTATTGATATTATCGGGGCCGCGCATTTCCTCGCGTTGTGGTGGGCGCATTTCCTCGCGCATGGGTTTGGACTTAAACTCATTCATAAATCCCGCGACACCAGGTGAGGTGTTCTCCATCGAATTGACTGCCGCCTTTGTGAATTGGTTCATGAGGTCAGGATTCTGGCGCATAATATCATCCATGCCAGGAATGGCGGATTTAAACATAGTATTTGTCATGTGAATCATCATGCCAGATGCGGCCAATTGAAACAATATTTTAAGCTCAGGTGCCATTTTTGCCTTTGATTTATATTTATCATGAAGTTCCGCAAAGATCTCATCATAATCATCCAAATTTTCATTAATTTGCTCAGACCAACCATCCAATTTAATATCAAAGGGGTCAAATTTTCCATTTAAAAATTCAAGACCAGTAATCAATGTAGTTAATACCTTGCCCTGAAATTGCTTGCTATTTTTCTGTTCCTTTTCGGCTATAATATATTCATACTCGCCCTTCATCTCATCTAAGGACGACTCCATAGTGTAACGTTTAGATAGATTGACACCTTTTCCTTCTAATGTTTCTAACTTTCGCAAATATTGAAACTTCTCTCTTAGAATATCCTCTTTAGTTTTATGCTCTATATTTTTAATGGCTTCTTCCAAAGGAATATTATCAATGTGTTTAAATCCATCAGGCGCTTGATGTTGGGTATCCATATTAATAGTTTCCTTACCAATAAAAATAGGCGCATCTTTTTTATCTAAATTAATATTACGTTCAAATTTAATAGGCTTGGCTTCAAATTTAAAGGAATCATTTTTACCTAAATCATCCAATTCTTTTAATTCATCTTCAAGAGAGATATGGTCACCACTATTCATTTTTTTTCGATCATTCATCAGTAGCTCAATGCCACCGCCAAAATTTACAGATGGTGTGTCTGCCATATTAAGTCTATCTAAACTAATCTCTTCCATATTATATATTAAATAATCTATAACTTTATATTTAACTCATTACTATTTATATTTTTAATACCCTTTTTGGAAAAATAATCTATTAACTGTAAAAAACAGTCTGCCAAATCATCCTTCTTTTTGTGACTATTATAATAATCTAAATGCGTATTATAATATTTGTCAATAATCGCGCGTGTTACAACAATGCTTAGTTTCTTTCTCTCAGCATAAGTTGTTTTGGTTTGTATAAAGGGTTTTAATTTATTTGCCGCATTCCAATAAGTAACATTGACCCCCTTACCAATAAAATACATGGTAATCATGCCTTGAAGGCATTTCATTCTTATCGCATTGGGTCCAATTTGATTTTCAATAATGGCTTCTTCAAAATCATAATTAATTTGTTCTAATACTTCGTATAGTTTTTTTCCGATATCGATAATATTGGCCTTACTTGCGTTTGTTGGGCAAAGTTCAATTACTTTCCATTCAACGATTGTATCATCATATACAATATAAGCCAAGTTTTTTATACCTACATCAATGCTAATATACATTATATTAAATATATATAATGTATGTTTATACTTATTCATACTTATTCAAAATTAGAAAATAAGGGTCGAATCTGATTTGAGTTTAATTGTTCTCTCGTAAGATACATATTTTTAGGCAGGCTTGTTTCATAACCAGGCGGTATAGTCCTATCGTTTACGTCCGAAAATGTGTACGGATATGTTTTGCCTAAATCGCGAACCGTTCCTGCCGTGTTAAAATTGGCCGACATAATACTAGTGGCATTTTTGGTTAAATATTCCTTGTATTTTGTATTAGATGAAATACCATTATTTATTTTAATAGAATCATTTAAAACGGAATTTGGTGAGTAATCGGTAAAAAAACGCCCGTCTTGAATAATGCCAGGATAAGGTATAGTCATATTATTAACAGTTACATAATTAGTCCCCCAACTCATTTAATATATTATTATATAATAACTTCGGTCAAATCACCCGATAAATTAAGAGTATCAGTAACACCCGTTTCAATTAAATTAATTAAATCATTTTTCTTCATGCGCGGGTTGCTAGAAATGCCTTTTTGAGATAAAATATCCTTTAATTGTTTCATTGTCATTTTGCTGTAATCTTCCTCTGTTTTTGGTTCATCCTCGGTTTTTACAACGGGGTCTACAATTTTAGTTATAACTAAGGGTGTGTCTACGATCTCCTCTACCGGAACGGTCTCATTCATAATTAAACATTTTACTTCATCCATGTCTTCATCACTATCAGACTCATCCTCGCTCTCAGACTCGGACACAATCTCATTTATATTTAACGATTCTATATTATTTGTAATATTATTATTCATCAATTCATTGATATCAAATTGTTTACGAGGCGTTTGTCCCTGTATTAAATTGTAAAGGATTTTGGCCTGCTCGTTTTGGGCAGCCTCTAACGCCTCATATTTTCTCTTAAAGTAATAACAAATCAATGCGATAAGAAGAAGGTTAATTAACATACCGATAAAAAAACTGCTAATATCTAAAATTGTCGAAAACATATATTAAAATAAATCAATATATCTTTAACTTAAATTTGACGAATCTATTTTTTCTTTTTATTTGTTTTTCTTT